CTGAATAATTCATCTTCCTGGTATATTTTTAATGTTATCTTCTTTATTGATCTTATGAAGACCAAGTTTTTTATTTAAAGGAAGAACAAATTCTTTACAGTATTGCCAATCACAAAATAATGTGTGATTAATACCTGCATCAGACATGTCCTTCCATGCTATTCTTGCAACCCAATTTTGCATACTAAAATAAAGTAAGCTGATTACTGCTCACATTCATAATATTATCTATCTCCTGTTCTATAGCATCTAGATAATACGCCTTATTTACATTATAGTTCTCCCACTTAGGTTCTATTTTCATTTTATTAAATATAGTCTGCATCCATTGACCAGCTTCAAGCTGAATCTGTCTGCCATCTGACTTATTTATTTTAATGATTTTAATACCAGTGTTAGAAACATAGTACCGGTTAATCTTTTGAAGATCTTCTTCATGATATCTACCGTCCTTTATAGAACGTGCTACCTGTTTCCAATCTCCTTTAGACTTACCACCTATACAATAATCAAGTATGTTGTTATTTTGAGTTAAGTAGTCCTGAGGCATTATATCATGTATGAAATAATTGTACAGGGCTTTCTTAATAACAAGCTTAGACTTGTTTTTGTGTAGTTGTAGATTAAAGAAATCAAACCTACCTTTTAATTTACAAGGAGCAAAGTAAAATTTATCTCTCTCTATTTTGAATTTATAGTGAGGATTTTTTCTTTTAATTTCTCTCCAGGCAGTAAGATCAACCTCTTTGAAGTTGTTGAGGCCAATGTAATTGTTAACATCACCAACAACGAGTTTTTGATATTCATCATGTTCTAACTGTAAGTTTGTTAAGTCTTCCCATTCTTTACAGATAAGCATATACTGATCTACATACTTACGCGGAATACGTGTCTCTAGACCATCTGTATTATGCATAATTGGTAAAGCGTCAGGAATTCTTTCCATAATCATCTCATACAATAACATTAAGCTAAGTTGACCGTTAATTGTAATACGCATAGTTAGTTCAGGATCATAGAAGAAACTGTTCTTATCATTACTAAGACCAAAGGTTGAGTTAAGAATAATCTTATAAACATAATTCATTGGATTACTCTTAGGAATCTTTTTTCTTTCTTCAAAGAACCATTCATACTGATCACAGAATTCTGCTGCTGGAAAGTGTCCGGGAGACCATTTATTTCTAATAACAAGATTAGGATAAAATGAAGTAACATCCGAGGACATTATAACATACTCATTATCAGATAAATACACACCTGCTTTATTAGCACCATGTACGCCACCAATACCAAAGTCTGTTTTAACTCCTTTGTATAATACAGAATATTTAAAAACACCTTTTAGATATTCAGGGTTAACCTCAAGAGCATTAAATCTATCCAGTAGTGTTTGAAATTCTGTAGAGACAAACTTTATATACGGTAGAACAATGTCTTTAACTTTAACTATACTTCTATGAGTCCTCATTTGTTTGAGGTCTCGTTTTTGAATGTTTAGTTTTTCAGACATGTAATAAGCAAACAGCTCTTTACTGATCCTAGGTTCAGATGCACTGTATAGATTAATACCATATGTATTAGTTAAGTCCTTTCTTAACTTGATTAACTCATGAGATCTGCTAAAGATTTCTTTAGTAGACTTCACATCATTGATATTGTAAGTAAGGATTGTCTCAATTTGGTCCATTGTTTCTATAGATACAGAATGGTGTATAGGCATGTCAAGCATGTTATCCCAGTCCATTGTATACTGTATCCACTTCAAACTGGATCTTTTAGCAGGATTATCCCAGTGATGCATTTTGAATAGATCAATCTGACCTATACACATTTTCCACTGTGGATAGTCATGAAACTCTTTAGCATCACTACGGGCTATGCATTTAGTTGCATACTTATATATAATGCCGGCTATTTCACCAGCACTTAGATTTTCCCAGAGCTCATAATTCTCAATGATATAATGTGTGACTTGTGCGTCAAACGCTAGACCATTATAAGAAATATGCCACTCCCGGTTATCTGTATTTTGTTTTAAGAAATCTATGAAATCATCAAAGTCATTACGTAGATCATGAACAACAAAGACTTTTGTTTCTGTAGTCTTATAATGTTCAAAAACCGCAGTAAAGCAATTTGATAATGTTTCATAGTCCATTACCCAGTGATTCATATTTGCATTTTTTATAGGTGCCAAAAAAAGCCCACAAGGGGCTTTCTTTGTTAGGGTGAGTGTAAGCTTACTGACCCGGCATTATAATATTAGAAACCTTTGTTTCTTTTACATCCACATCTAACATGCTTTTGTAATCAAAAGAAGATGCGTTGATTGCAAATAGTTCAATAAAGGTTTCTATATCTGATTTTTCATTCAGATAGAATTCATTGAATGTATCAATCATTACTCTCTGCTCTTTAACAGTCTTTCCTGTCTCCATATTAGGAGTCTTTAATCTTTGAGGTTGACCATTATCATCCAGACGAGGCATCATGTGGAATGATTGTTTTCTATCTTTTGTAATTACTGCTAAAATGCTTGATGCTGGATCAAACATAGCTTCTACATATGGTGAATCATTACTCACCGGAATTAAACTAAAAGACTTGGCATTTCTAAAAACAGAGTGCACAAGCATCATGTTGTTACCTAATGTATTTCCCATTGGTTTTTATAATTTATCCAAAGATATAGAATTGTTTGTGAATAATTCAATCTCCTGTGGAATATTTTCAAATATTGTCTCTTTCTCTAGATCAGGTGGAGAGCATAGTTCATAAACATTGCGAATTAAATCTATGTCTACACCCAAAGCATCTGCGTATAGCTCATGGTATTCATCTGGTCTTAAAAAACTAAGAACATATTCTGATATGTTACCTACAGTACCAAAAAAATCTTTGATAATATCCTTAGCCTTTAAACTAAATTTAGAATACTTACCCTTTACAAAAGCTCTATGATCATATTTGTATTGTGAAAAGTCAAATACATATAAATGTCTATTATCATCTAGTAAAAAATGTGCTTCTAAAAGTGGATGTGATTTAATATATTTTGATTCAAAGCTTAGATATTTTGTTGATGATTTTGCATTATATATACACAAGAATTTCATGTCTTCAGGTGAGTAAAGTTTGTCCCAGGCAATATAAGTTTGCTCCGGGACAAAATCTATCCCCTTTTTTAATTTTAAAAGAGGGTAAAGAAATACTTTACTTTTTTGAAAATACTGTGTGTATACACCTGTCATACTACAAGATAACTTTTTCTATTAAAAATTCATAGGGCAAAGTAAAATCTCTTTCTGTATAATGGTATTCTGCAATCTTTATTGTTTCTTCTAAACCTTGCGTCCAGATTGACAATGTTTCAGGTGATACGTCAAATACATAGACCTGCTTATATTGATCAATCACAACAAATTTATAAATAAAATTGTAATCTTGTTGCTCCTCATCTAAATTTTCAAACACCAGCTTGCAGTATATAGCTGCTTGTAACCAGTAATTATAGTAATCTATGGTCTCTTTGAAGTCTGAAATAGATTTACCCGTTGTCTTGAGGTCACATATAGTTACAAGCTTTTCATCATCATCTACTTTATAAAAGTCAATAATACCTTTAAGACCAAATGGTTTATCCTTGAGTTCACAATTTAATGGTTGCTCTGCATATGTATGTACGGGATCAAGATCAAAGTCTGTGGTTGTAGAATCAAACAAAGCCATCACATCTTTATTTTCCTTTATGATATTTGTATAGTCTTGACACTTGCTTAAAGTATCCTGGTCTATTACGTCAACCATTGGATTTGCAATGAACTCCCAGTAAATTTTAGATTCTTCTGTTTGAACTTTAACAAGTCTAGCACTATCTTCTTTTAGTGATTGATATAGATTTTCTTCTGCAAGTACCTCAAGTATACCAGATTGAATATCTTCAGACATTAAATCTGCATGAATTTTTCCATACTTTTCATGCAGTTTATGTAAGATTTTTCTAACACTATCTGTTGGTGTTTTATCAGGAACAATTTTAAACTTTTGTTTTAAATTTTCTGGTTCAAACAATAAACAATGTACAAGCTTACCTTCTACAAGATATTTATCAGTTTTTATCTCTCTATCCTTTAATATATAGTCCTTGTAGAACAAGGATGGTGAAAATAATAATTTGTTTAGTGATGAATAACTAAACTCAAATGCTTCTTTATAGAAACTTTCTTCTGCGTTTTTGTCCATTTATTGATACATTAAATAAGGAGGGGGGATCTCAATTTGCAATACGCGAATCAAGAATCCCCCACAATTATGGCTAATTCTCCTTACAAACTTATTACAGCATCTTCTATTTCATTTCTGAAAACAAAAGTTTCTGTTTTTAGTGAGTCAATATATTTTGGATTAAGCTGAATTGCATCCGGATTAATCTTAAATACACTTTCTTCAGACATACCCATGCTCTTTTTAATAACATTATGAAATACATATTGAGCGCATTGTTTAAATGCAAACTCTGTAAACTTATTATTTTTTATAAGAGCTTTTAAGTATGATTCAAAGAAATGACCATAGTTACTATTATTATTATAAGGTATAAAATCAGTTAAAGCTTGTCTTAGTGCTTTTACATTAACACTATTCCAGTTTTTAGCTTCTTTTAGTCTATGATAATGAAAGTAGTAAAGCAGTGTTATATAGTCATAAGATTTATCTAGATTGCAATTGCTTATAGTTTCTAAAGCTAATGCTAGATTTTCAGAATCATTTGAAGAAATCATTTTTCTACAACTAATATAATCTTCTTTAGTCATTACATGTAATTCTTCACTTGTAATTTCTACAACATTAGTGTCTAAAATTAGCTTATCTGACATAACTAATTCAGTTATTTCACTATAATCTTTTTCAGACATATAATAATGATTTCTTACAGATGCATCAGGTAAATGATCTACAAAAGATGGTATATTATTATAACCCCAATAAGTATTGAATCTTATAAAATCATTGTCTGAAACAGATTTGTTTAAATATTCCTTAAATCCATCAATAACACTATTATCAAAAGCCGCTTCTGTTTTAGATAAAGATTCTAACACTGCTTCTTTGGTATATAGACTACCCCAAGAATATTGACACATGTTTTTTATATAGTTTGTTGATATAACCCAAAAATCAGCATTGTCTTTATTACGAGTAACAGATACATTATATTTTTCTTTAATTAAATCAACCTTTATTCTAGGTAAATTTAATTTAGGAAATCTATAAAGCGTTTTATCTTGAAGATCAGATGATTCAATAGTATTAATAACTAATGCACTATCTTTTCCAAAATTAAAATTATGTTTGTCATCATCTGAAATAAAAACATCTGTTCCGTTATAGGATATACCACTTACCAGACCGTTATCAAAGGAGAACCTTATGCCGTGAATTCTTTTACCCATTTTAATTGTTTTTAATTGTTTTTAAATATTTTCTATATTCCGGTTTAACTTCAACTTTAAATACATAAAGATCTCTATTATAAATAGTAATATCTTTTCTTACAATAGGTTCTAAATATCTAAAATTTTCAGAGCATAAAAGATCTTGTTTCTCTAACCATTGTATCATAGATTCTGCATTAAAGTTTTGAAACTTACCTAGATTTGATACATCCAGCCAATATTGTACATCTTTATTTCTATTAAACTTGTACATTTTATGACCAACTTCTTGAGAAAACTTCCATAACAAATGATGATTTTTATTATAGTCTAATGTTGGTAACATCATTGCTGCAATATTATTATCATCCTCATCATAAGAATCAATTTGTCTTATTAGATCTTTCATTAAACTCTCTGTAAGTTCTTGTTTATATGCTGATTCATTAACTACAGTTTCTACATCTATTACATCTATTTCACCTGTATCAATTAAATAAGCAATATTAAGAGCCATACCCGTAATCATCCAAGAATCATATAAAGACTCACCATTACTACAACCGTATCTACTAATAATAGAATCTGCTTTCTCATCAAGTATGATTTCATTACCAGATGTTTCAATATACTCATCTACAAAGTTCTTTGAGGAATGCCCGCTATCAATTGCAGTATGATAGTTCCATACTTTAGCCATCATTACTGTTGACTTAATGGTTTCACCATGATCAAATCTTTCTGAACAACCATCGTGAGTAATTATTAAATCAGCTATCTCATAATTATTTGTTAGTGTAATCTTATGTTCTTTACATGCGGCTTTAACTCTATCTAGAGAAACAGGAGACTTAGGTAATACAAATGCTTTTTTCTTAGTAGAAAGCTTAGATGCATCTAAATTACCTGTCTGCAGTATGTCTCTAATTTTATTATATGTAGACTCTGAGTCTGTAAAAAGAGCTGTTTCTACACTATTGGATGAGACAACCCCATAGTAAGGGGCTGCCTGCAATCCAAAGTGTTCTACAGCATCAGTATTATAATCTTGATATACCGATTTACTTGCCATATTATTTCATTGTCATTTTGATGATTTCTGGATTCATCATCATCTTATTAAATTTCTGCTTGTTACCGTTAAATATGGTACGTACAATTAAATACTTCAAATCATTAGTGAAATAATCCTTTGTACATAAAGAAATCAAACGATCTGTAAGCTTCTGAGTAATTGTATTCTCTTTAGAGTATACAACTGCAAAGTTTGCTAAACGTGTTGCAAGAGTAGATGCAATGTCTGCACGGTATGTATCATCTTTACCAATACAACCTCTAAGCTCACCCAAGATGTATGATTCATTTTCATGAGTCAACAAATCTTTAGGAGTGACAAGCTTGTCAAGTTTGTTATTAATAAATGTAGTAAACATACTAGCAAATGCATCACCAACAGAACCTTCACCAATCATCTGAATCATACTCAAGTTATCTTCAAATGAATCAAAGCTTGAAATAGAATTAAAGAATGTAGTAATGGATCTTGCATTGGTTTCTTGTGTTACAAGCTCTGGGTGGAGAAGCAAGAAGTTGATACAGCGAGTATCAATCCCTGCTTCTTCTGCCCAGCGTGCCCATACATTTACATCAAATTTTAGATTAGCGGTAATATATCTGGTCTTCTGTGCAGCATCCACAGAGTTAACCATATAATCACCGTTATCAGGATTTGATGTTAAAATGATGTGCCAATCTTTAGGTAAAGTCCAAGAAATGTAAGTCTGACGATCAATTAATTCCATCACAGCTTGAATAAAACGTACATCAGCACGATTCCAGTCATCTAGCAATAGAATACCACCGTCTTTTACATCAGCAATCCATTCAGGTGCTGCATAAGACATTCTATTCTTACCTGTCATCTTGTAACCATTCTTCAAGTAAGCATCAACAGCTAACTCATCAACCCACTGTCCAATTTTTTTAGTTACAGTGCCTCCAAGTTTAGCTAAATCAGCTCCTGCTTTTGCAGTATAGTTTAAATCATCTACTTTCTTAACAGTTTTCTCTGTATACATCTGAAATTGACGTACAGGGAAACCAACTAAGTCACCAAGCTCTTCTATCTGAGCCAAGTTTAACTTAACAAAGTGTAAATTATTTTCCTTTGCTAGTTCTACAACTGTAGATGTTTTACCAATACCTGATTCACCAACAACTTCAATTGCTACTGGTGGTTTGCCTTGCTCTTGCAAAAAACGGTTGTTACTAATGATGTGGTTTACAAAACCTTTTACTTCATCAATGTTTAAATTTACTTGTGCCATAATTGTTTTAATTTAGTTTTATTACTCTTCCTGGTAATTCATCATTCATTTGAGATCTACTGCTAAGTACCCAAAGAGTATTCTTAGGACAGTTCTCAGGAGCCCATGCTTCACCATCAGTTAAATATATTAGGGCTGTATAATTCCCCTTCTCATTAAAGTGATCTATTACAGGTTGAAATGAAGTACCACCTCTACCTTTAATCTCCCAGTTTTTCTTAGGATTAAATTCAGATATATCATTAAGTTGTGTATCACACTGAGCTACTGTAATCTTATGACCTGTCTTATGCATATGAGATAACTCATTCATAAATTCTTTCAGTTCATCAGTACTTACAGAACCAGATGTATCTACGCCAACTAAAATGTGATTCTTAAATTTAATCTTAAGACCTGGGTTCTCTACATACCTTTTGTTATATTTTCTTCTAAGCTTTTTTGTATAGATTATAGAAGAATTACCAACAAATCTTTTGAGATATCCTTTCCAGTCAAATTTTGGGGGCTCTATTGTACGAAGTCTTGAGATTAATTCTGCAAGTTCTCCTGGTATAGTACCCCTTCTTTTTTCTGTTTGTTCAGCAACTTCTTTAAGTTGATGTTCTATTTGCTTTTCTATAAGCTTTTTATCTGCTTCAGATAGTTCATCAAACTCATCCCAAGTTGTATGATCATATGGGCTATCTCCATCCATTTGATTTAGCAATGATTCAAGAGAAGGTGATGTACCTTCTTCTTGAGCTTCTTGCAATAATTCATAGTATGTTTTAGTACCCGCTTTAATAGGAAGTTTAAGTTCAGGAAAAGTATCTAAAGTTAAACCACCTTCCGGTAGATAATTAGCTGGTATATATTGATTGATTTCTAAATCAGCTGCAATATTAAACAACTTCTTATCTGAATATAAATCCCTCATTACCAGGTGACCAAAGCTTATGTGTAAAAGCTCATGCTTAAGTAATCCAACACTGTGCTCTAATGATAGACCATTAAAGAACTCTGGATTAACTGCAAGCTGTACGCCAATACCATGTTTACTTACACCTGCTGTAGGGATATCATTTCTAAAGGTCTTATTAAGACCAACTAAAAAGAGCCCGTAAAAGGGCTCCTCTAGTATTAATGTTTTACTTGTTTTAGCAAGTTTATCTGCTACATTTACCATTTTATTTTACAACTAATACTTTCTACAAAACTCCAAGTTGTATGTTGCATTATTTCTGTAGCTAATTCTGTTTCAAACTCTTTTGTAAATAAATTCTTTACATCTGAATCATCAGCATAATTAGTTTTAACAATTGTATACAACTTTTCCCATGATAAATCTATTACTGTTACAGGATCTCCCCATCTTTGATTTATCACTTTATTAATAGTATTCCAAGGGTGAGTATCAAATAAATTTTTAAACTCATCCATAAACATTTTTCTACTATCCATATTGCAACCTTTTTTACCCAGCATGGCTATATAAAAAGGATCAGGATTAAGATTTTTTAAATTCTCAATACATATGCTTTTGTCTTCATCTGTAGCTAAAAGCATTTTCTTTAGATTATAATAATCTGCTACTGTTAATTTGTTTAATACATCCATTAGTCTTCTACTTTTAGAGTCTTTCTCATCCAGTCTGGTTTCTTTTCCTTATTCATATGAACCAGCCATTCTTTTGCTGTAGGTATATAACCATTGCAATCTTCTTTAACATGTTGTTCACCAACATATCTAGTATATACAGTTTTACCATCTGAATTAGTAAAACTTTTACCAAAAATTTTTTCTGCTTCAAAAATTCCTTCAGAATGATGACGGAACATCCTATGAATACTATGCCCTACCCAAGATTTAGTTTGATCAAACCAATCATGAATATGTTGATAGTCTTCAACTGTTCCACCCCACTTTCTTACTGAACTTTTAGCATGAGCCATTGGATGTGCCATTATATAAATAACATCTCATCGGACCAGTCATAATCATCTGTTGTACGTTGATGATAATCAACATCATATGTTTTATCTTCTACGTTTATAGATATATTACCATATCCGCCTTCATTATTTACCCAATCACCAACTGTATCTACAGTTTTAGTTAGAATATCCCATCCTAAATCTTTAAATAAATCATCATACTTAGATGGTAAAGTCTCTGAATACTGAGTATCCCAATCTTTGTTTTTAATATAATAATTTACTTCATCTATATCTCCTGAATCACCTGATCCTGAGAATTCTATTTCAACTTTTACTATTCCTAGATCTTTTAGATTTGTTAGGGCTAGCACCTGTCTTAATTTGTCTAAGTTTTGTTCTGTCTGTTTCACTTTCTTTTTTTAAATTATCTTTTAATATTTCTATGTAAACACCCGGATTTGATTTATCATATTCATACTGATAAAATACTGGTAGTATATTTTCAGCATTATCATCATCAATCCAATGGTGTGATACCATATCATCTTGCACTGTCTGTGCAGGATTAATATAGTCAAACTTATGACGTGTACCCCTAATAAATGTAAATCCTATCTTGACTGGAAGTTTATACTTATTGAGTTCATCTCTAAACTCTTTAGCATATTTCTGATAATACTGCTTAGTATCTTTACGGTAGTTCACAACAGTTTTACTTGCTATGAAATACTTCCCTGTCCATCTGCGCCCATTTTTTGAGCTAGGTACATTTCCTGGTATAAACCACTTCATATTATTGTTTTAAAGTTCTTTGTAGTAAAGGTTTTAGTTCTTTGTGTACTACTTCAAACCCATGTTCTTTAATGGCATCTGATATGTCTTTGCATATAGAAAGAGCACATCCTTGAATATTATACGCTTTTGCATATGATTCAATTGCTTTCTTACCTGCTTCATCATTATCAAATAGAGTTATGATTTTCTTATATTTTGATTTTAGATTCTCAATTATATAAGGTTTAATCATAGTGTTCTCACTATTAGGTGCAATCACTTCTAAGTTATAACCCATACCTTTTAAAGTCATTGCGTCTTTTAAAGAAGAACAAATAACCAAGTATGGTTTGTCATATTTAAGCTGATCATATCCCTGTAAATGAGATGCTACATTATAGAACTTAAAGTTACTTTCACCCGGTTGGTAAATTTTATATACAGAACCATCCTTTGTAAAGTAACCATATGCCATAGGTTTCCTAAACTTTGCTTTCTCAATTTTATCACTTTGTTCTCTTACTAATGTAAAGTATTCTATGGGTTTAACATTATACTCGTTTAAGAGTGAGCTTCCAATTCTAAATGATAACCAGAAGTCAGCATCTTTTTGAGTCCACTCTCTTACGTGTACGTAATCCATATTCCATTTAGCATCTGGAGTAAGTGTGATTAATTCAACCTCACCATTGCTGACATAGTCATTATAGTCTTCAATGATTTGATTTACTGCTTGAGTAAAGTTTAGATTAAACAGTTTACGAACTATGTCTATTTTGCTACCCTGAACACCAGTAGAGAAATCTTTAAATTTATACTGCTGTACAGATTTATCTACATATATACAGAAGCTTGGTGTGCGTTCTGTTGGATTAAAAATAGATTTGATTTTTACATCTTGTCCCGTGAGCTTTTCAGATATTTCAAGATAGTATTGAAATACCCAATAGCTTGGTACATCTGCAATATCTATTACTAAATTCTTACTGCTTAACATAAATAAAATGGGGTGACCGAAGCCACCCCTTTTATTATTTACAGATCAAAGTCATCACCAGATACTGTGCCAGCTACTGGTTCAAAGCTTTGTGTTGTAGTGTTAGTAGTTGTCTTTCTTACAGGAACAATGTGTTCATCTCTATTAAACTCAATCAATCTAGAGTTATCTACATCAAGAGATTCAAACGGAACACCTGTACCAGTACGCTTAGGTAAGAACAATTGTAGGTTAATGTAACCATCTTTGTTTTCCCACTCACGACCTGCAATACAGAAGTTATAGTAAGTATTACCACTAAGAATAGCATTTGCAGACTGAACAAAACCTTCAATAGTTTGAGCCTGAATGCTGTCTAGTTCACTACGCTTACCTTGCATTTCAGAAAGCAAAATTAAAGCCTTCATAATTTCAGCATCACGGTTGATTTCTCTACCGCTTGGTAATGTAGTGTCAGCAAAAGCATAACGTTGGAAAGAAACTCTACCTACTTGACCCTCATAGCGTGGACCATTAGGATTGTCTACATCAAGAAGAAAACCTTCAAACTCACCACCTACAGGACGTGATTCTACATTAAGTTGTAGATCATATGCATTCTGATCATATGGTGGAGTGTGAAGTGTAATAGAATTAATTTTCAATTCTTGATTTCCAGCATCAATTACTGGCTTGATTTTGCCGCTTCCTGCGGACATGTCCTTAGTACTTAACATTTGTGTTGATTTTAAAATTTAACTTTTGATTATTCATTTTCATATGCATAGATTGCATCTTTGACATATTGAAGATCATTTGTAATAAAGTCTTCTTCAAACATGCCCATTGGTGATTTACAGGTATTCTCACCATTGTTTTGAGTTTCAAAACCATAGTGTAGGCTACCATCATCTTCTTTACGGACTTTGCCAAACAATACAATAGAAAACAAACCTTCTAGTGTAAGAGCATTGTCAATCATTTTACCTACAGTCTTAGCTTTAACTTTACGATGACCATTAATATCTGTAGATTCTTCTGAGTGTGTCAAGAAAAAGACATACAGATCATCTCTCAGATCTTTAGGAAGCTTGGCAACCTGAGCTAAGTTAGCGGCAATCTGGGTAAATTTATCATAGCCTTTCTCAGTAGCTTTATCAAAATACTCAAAGCTTGACATATATTGCCAATCATCAATAACTAAGTTTTTGATATGCGGCATCTTTTCACTTACATGCTGCATGGCTTTATAAACTCCTGGACCGCTTGATACGCTAATCAAATTGCCATCTGGATTTGCTTTATCCAAAGGAGTGTATTTGCTTTTCCAACCTTTAAAAGGCAAAGGTTTATTAGCAATGTTAATGATTACTGTCTCTTTAGGATTAAGATTCCTAATAGACGTTGATTTACCTGAGCCTGACTCGGCAATTACTAAAACACTTTGTGCCATCTATTTTAATTTATTTTCTATTCTACTTAAAGTCTCTGCTATCTTATTGAGTGCTTCAACCACACCTCTAAATGAATATGTTTCATCTGGGTTTGGTAAATCTGTCAAGTCATCAAGATCAAATATATTACTTTTCCCTTGCTTTGACACAGCATCACTTACAACTTTTAATTCTGATACAGGAATAATATGTCTTTGAAAACCACTACTGCTTTCAATCATTTCATATTCTTCCTTCCAGTGAGGGTTGTATTTATGTAGATACAAAGTTCTTTTAGGATCTTCTGCATCATAGTCAATACTTACAAACTCTGTGTAAATATCTTTATTTCTTTCTAGCTCACTTGGAAAAAAGCTGACATGTAAGTCATCTTTACCTGGTGGTCTATAAGCCATTTTAGGTATATAGGCAGCATCTTGTAATTCATTTGAGTTGAAATACTCCTCATGCTGTCTTTTTAAATCTGCTACCTTTTGTTTTCTTTCTTCAGGAGTCATTTTTAAATTTTTTACTTCATACATTTTTGTTGTTATCATCTTGGTGCTTCTTGTGGTGGTGTTGCCATTTCAGCAATCTCCATCCGTTCAAATTGTGCTTTAAAGAAACTCATTCTTGTATCACCATTACGAGCTTTTAAGAAGTGAAGAACAAGTGTTCTATCATCTTCTATAATATACCTGTCTGGACCATACAATCTAATCTTCTGTTTAGCAGGACGGTTAATACCAATCAAAGTATCAGCATGTTGTAACATAGCATCTGAACCAAAGATATCTGATTCAAGTACATAGTTCCCATACTTACCTTGTTGTGCACGTTCTGGATTATCAATATTTCTATTAAGCTGTGACAATGCAATAAACATACAGGGATACTCCCTTTTGGTTTGTGTAAAGAACTCACCTAATTCAAATAGCATATCTAAACTACTATTCTGATATGGTGCTCTCTTTACAAGCATGGTATGATCCAATGTAATAATTGTTTTCTTACCCTTATGTTTTTCCATATACATGTCTATTTGTTCACGCATTTGGTTAACAGTCATAGGTCTTGATACAATATCAACTGGATACTTTACACGTTCTTTTGCATATTGATGACAAGAGTTTAGTACATCTGTAGTTAATACACTACCAGCACTACATAGTTCTTTATAAGTTTTACCTGTTATGGATGA